CTGTTCGCGTCGCTGGTGCGCGCGCTGGGCGGCTTCTGCTTCGGGGGAAGCCACGGCGGGTGCCGGCGCGGCATGAAGTTCCGCAAGCGCGATGTCGCGCTTGTAGGCGTGCATCAGGTCGATGTTGTCCTGCGCCGCATTGCTGCCGAACAATCCCTGCACCGCAGGGTTCTGCACGGCCAGCCATTCGGCGAACTGCCGGGCGATGAATCGGTTTTCACCGATCTGCACGGCATCGGATGGATCGTGCGGATAGACCAGTTCCTGCCAATCCGGGTGCGCTTCACTGAGCGCAGCCATCTCGCGGGTGACGGCCTGTTCCTGCACGAACTGATCGACACGGCCGAACTTTTCATCGGCCTGCTGCAGCCGCGCCGCTAGCTCGCTTTCCGCTTTCGCGATGCGGGCGAACGACGCTTCATGAAACTTCCGCTGGATCGCAGCCTCCTGCGGAAACTCTTGCGCAAACTGCTTCCATTCCGGCGTGTCGAACATCGACGCGGCGGATTCGGGAACAGGAGCGCTTGCCACCGGAGCCGGTGGCGTCTTGCTGGCCGTCGCGAGCTGGCGTTCCAGGTCGGACAGTCGGCGTTGCGTGGGCTGGAGCCGGTTCAGCGCCGCGAGCTTGTCGCTCCGCTCACGCTGCAGTTCGGCCTCCAGTTGGGCGGCGCGTTCGATCTTGGCGCGCACCGCGGGGGGCAGCGTCTCGAGGTCGATCGCGTCGTCGGGGGCGGAATTCTCGCCCCCTGAAACGGAAGAACCCGCCTCGGGGGCGGGTTCGTCGTGGGATTCGGGTTCGTCTGCTGCCGGCTCGGGCGGCGGGTCATCCGCAACGGGCGGCGCAGGGGTGTCGCTGACTTCTTCGCGTCGAGCAGCGATGAGGGCGTCGAACACGGCCCCATCATCTTTCGGTTCGGCATGACTCATGGGATGACTTCCTTCGGTGGATCAAGCTGGTATTGCAGCCAGCGCAGCGCAGCGATTTCGCCGCGGTGTCCGGGTACAAGCTCCAGCGGGGTGCGCGGGCTGACGATCAAACGGGTCAACTCGTCAATCCGTGCGGCAATGCACGCCCGCACCGGCCTCAAGGCCGGCGAGGCGGTGTCGATGTCGTTCATGCCAGGCGGGGACTCGGGGACTCGACTTGGATCTCGGTCGCGACCTTGCGCTCAGTGGCCGCAATCCTCTCGGCGTCGATGCGGGACTTCATGCCGGCGATCATTTCCTTGAGCGCGGCATCGTTCGTCGCGATGCGATCCTTGAGCGCCGCGGCCCGCTCGTTGTTCTCTTGCTGCGCCCCGAGCTTGGCGTATTCGAGTTCGAGCGTGCCCTGCTGCACGGTCAGATCGGCGATGCGTTGCTCCGCGCGGTCGCGCAGGGTCATCTGGTGTTGCTGGAAATCCAGATCGCGGTCGTACTGGCGGAACGCGTCGTCGCGCTGCGCGTTCTCGGCTTCGAGTTGTGCGCGTTGCGTGGCGGCTTCGGCCTGCGCCTGTGCCGCTTGCGCCTTGATCGTCTCCGGGTCGGGCTGGCCTTGATTGGCCTTCATCTCCGCTTCGACCGTCTGGCGATCGCGCAGCAGGCCATCGACCGGCACGCTCAGGGTCTTGACGTTGAGTTGCAGCAGTTCCCAGTCGTCGAAGTAGGCCGCCCAGCGCGGGTTCTCGGCGATCGACGTGAGTACCTGCACATGCTGGGCCTGCACGTCCTTGACCAGCAGGTAGCTCTCGCCCTTGGCCGAGGCGTCGTAGTCGCCCTTGGCGTCCTCGTCGTCGTCGTTGAGCAGGAACCAGCGCGAATGCGAGGTGATGATCGGGAGCGTCATCCCGTCGTCCCAGTTCTTCGCAGCCTCGCGCTGCACGATGTTGGCCGAGTTCATCAGCATCGCCAGACCGGACGAGGTTTTCGTGACCTCGGCCGCGCGGCCTTCCTGATACGCCGGCAGCATCAGCTTGTCGGCCCCGTTGCGCCGCGCCGTCTCGTAGACCTGCATCAACGGCGCGGTGAAGTTGGGCATGTTCCAGAACGACAGAACCTGCTGAATGTTGGACACCTCCTGCTTCATCGCCCATGTGCGAGGGCGCAGGCACGTCAGGTCGGGTGCGCGACCATTCATCGACTCCATCATTCCCGGCACCACGCCGACCTGCGTGCCGCTCGACATCATCGCGTTGAGGATGACCGCGTGCCATGTCTGGTTCACCGCGAGTTGGTCGTTGCGCAACTCATACGGCACCGAGAACCCGAACACGCACGACGGGTCTTTCTCGTAGTTCCAGACCCGATACGGCAGGCAGTCGTCGTACTCGTCGGCCGCCAGCGTGGCCTTGAGGACGATGCCCTGGCAGAACCAGACCTCGCCGTTGACGGTCGAGAGCTTGTCCTCCTCGTCGAACGCGATGCCGAACACCTCCAGCGCCTCGCGCGGGATCGGGCCGTGGTACTCCCACACGCAGTACCGGCCGTCCATCGCTTCGAGCGTGGGCGAGAGGATCTGATCGCGCGCCATCAGCGCGCCACCATCGCGCAGTGCGCCGGCATCGGGTTCCAGCTTGAGCAGCGCGTTGACTTGCTCCGGGTCGAAGCCCGGTTGCTTCGCCAACTCGCGCACCTTCTTCTTCGTCAGCCAGTGCGCCTCGAAGGCGTGTTCGGCCTCGTCGATCTTCTTGCACGGCTGCGGGTAGAAGTTCCAGATGTCGACATGCTCGGCGCCCGGCTTCTCGGTGAGGTTCACCTTGATCTCGGGGATCACCTGGCCGTCGGGCATCGTGTAGCGGTGGAACGAGGTGCGCTTGTGCCGGCGCACCACGGGCGACTTGAGGACACCTGTGCCGTAGTCGCACCCATCGTTGATCGCGGCGCGGCCCTGCTTGGCGTACTTGCACTCGGTCAGCGCGTCGTCGATCTTGGCCCGCATCCGCTCCGCACGCTGGTCGGCCTGCTTCTGCACCAACGCAGCAACGTCGGCCGCGGTCAGCGGTTGCGGCTGGCCCGGCTCGCCGTTTGGCCCGGGCGGGCCTTCCTTGGTCATCGGCTCGCCCGTGATCGGGTCGGTGACCGCCGCATCGGGGTTCGCCAACTCGGGCAGCGGGGACGGCTTGAGATCCCAGTTGCGCTCGTTGGTCGGGAACAGCATGTCGGCGATGCGCGCCGAGATCTGCTTGACCGCAGGCCGGGTGATGTTGTCGATCGTCTTGCGGAACTCCGCGGTGTCGGGCGGATTCGCGTGGCCCGATGCGGTGGAACTCGATCCCTTCGTGTCTGCCAGCCCGCCCGTCTCGCCGAACTTCTGCCGCAGATCCTCGATCCAGCGTTGCTCGATCGGGACGCGCCAGCGCACGGCCTTGTCCTTGTCGGCCTCGAGGTCGGTGCCGAGTCGGTTCAGCACCGCCAGCTTGCGCTCACGATCCCGTTCGATCGACTCCAGTTCGTCCTCGCTCATCTCGAGCGCGGTCACGTCTTGCAAGACAGCGTTCATCCGAAGGCAGGTTCCTGATAGGTGTAGGTCGAGGCCAGGCTCGCCGTCGTGGCGACGGCCAGGCCGTCACTGATGGCATAGCGCGACGCGTCCATGAGGTGATCGTTCACTTTCTTGATCTTCTGTTTCTCGTCGTAGGCGTAGGTGCGGAATTCATCGAGCCATTTCTGGCACGTCGAGAACACCCTGAGCTTTCCGTTGTTGAGTCGGGAGAGAACGTCCTGAATGCCCGCATCCACGCTGCCGGCACCCTTGTTGGCCTTCTGCATCTTCACGCCGAGCGCGCGGTACTGGAGCACCACCGGCCCCATCTCCGAATCGCGCGCGGCGCAATCGCCGACCACCGGGATCCACGCGCCCTGCCCCTTGAGGCTTTGCGCGTGCATCTCCTTCGTGATGCCGTCGCCGCCGCGCTTGTAGTCGCTGTAGACATAGGCGATGTCCTCGTCCTTGTCGTAAGCGATCCAGACCGCGGCGGTGTTGTGGTAGCCGTGGTCGAACCCGATCACGCGACGCCAGTGCTTCGGCAGTTCAATCGGGCGGATCACGAATTGCGCTTCGTCCACGGGGTAAACGAGTCCTGTGCCAACAGTGGGGTAACCGGTGCGACGGGCCTGGCGCTGCCACGACGGCACGCCGGCCAGCAGTTCGCGCTTCTCGTCCTCGGACAGATGCGGCACTTCGTCCATGCCGCACACGACGGTCGAGATGCTGCGGCCCTGCGCGCGCTCGCGGTCGGCGGCGAGGAACCGCGCTACCAGCGGAGTCATGCCCGACAGCGGCGTGAACGTCGCGATGATCTGGCCGTTGACCGTTCGGCCACGCATCACCATTTCGGTGTACACGTCCTCGGGCGGTTCTTCGTCTGCCGCGACAACGTGTTTCTCGGTGCCTTGGAAGGCCTTGCGGCCCTGCTCGTAGGCTTTGAACCCGAGGATCGAATCCTTGCCGCTGACATGCCGCACCGGCACGAAATCGCAGGCCCGGTTCGTGTTCGGCACATACGTCGGCTTGCCGATCAGGTGCCGCGGGATCATGCCGGCACCCAGCACGTCCTCGCCCAGCTTCGACACCGGGCCGAGGAGCTTGGCCTGCACGATGTCGCGCGTCGTCTCGCGCGTGTCGCCTGCAGCCCAGGTATCGACCGGCTGGCTGAATCGCCGCCCCGGCCACCAGTCGGGATACAGCCCGGTCAGGTGCAGCGCCAGAACGTAGGCGCTCACGCCCCAGGTCTTGCCGACACCGTTGCCGCCGAGGAACCCACATTCACGATAGAGCGCCGTGTGCTCGAAATACTGCAGATGCTTCGGGTACAACTCCCGCCGCAGCGGCCCCTTGTCGGGGTACATGTACGCCAGTCGGTTGTACTTGCGCTGCTCCTGCTCCTGCTCCAGCAGGAAAGCCAGCTCCGCGAACTCGTCCATGCGGCGCTAGGCGCGAAGCGCGACACCGGAGAGCGTGAAGCGGGCGAAGGTGGCGTGGGTGGTCATTAGCTGTCCGGGAACGGTTCAATCGGCGGGGTGAAGTTCGACGTGTAGCGAGCGACACCTTTTGTCAATCTGAAGTCGTCAATGTGACCGTTGAAATAGCGCGTCACGGTGCCCCCGAAGTCTGGACTGAGATACCCGAACCGGCAGCTTGATTCCCCGTTGACCCGCGTGCCGGTGCCTGTGCCAGACGCTTGTTGCGCGCCGTCGATCCATATCTTTCCCGTCGTGCCGCTCATTGTTCCTGCGACGTGATACCACACGCCTGTAGAGATCAGGGCAGTTGGGGTGGTCAAATCTATTTGCGTGCCGCCAGACCCGTCCTGCACCGAAAACCGGATGCCCCCCGATGTCTTCACCTCGAACACGAGGTTGAACTTTGACGTGTTGAATGTCGGATCGGAGATACAGAATATCTCCCCATCCGCTGACAGACTGGCGACGCGTATCCACGCCTCGACGGTAAAATCCCCCGTCCCGATGGCGGACGAAATCGTCGAAGTAACGTAGTCTCCGCTTCCGTCGAACAGCCCGCTGGCCCCGCCGAACTTGCTCTGCGCTGTGTCGATCTGCGCGTTTCCGGTCGCCGTCCACGTCTTCCCCGTTGCGTCCGAAAACGTGGTGCTGCCGTCGGCTCCGTCGAAGTGAATCAGTGATACGACGTTCGCCCAATACGGGTCGCCAGCGACATCCATCGTGTCCGTCACATCGTCGTAGTTGCCCTCGCTGTCGGTCGCGCGGACAGTGACGGTGATCCCTGTACCAATGTCGCCGCTAGTCGGCGTGCCGGTGATCGCCCCCGTCGAACTGTTGACTGAAAGCCAAGTCGGGCCAGCCTGCTTGCTAAACGTGTAGCCGCCCGTTCCGCCCGTTGCGTCAATGTCGTGCGAGTAGGCAACGCCCACGGTCGCATCCGGCAGCGCGCCGCCGTCGATGGTGGCGACGACGGCGGCGACGGTGATGGTTACGGTCTGGCTGAACGTGTAAACGTCGTTCGCCGCATCCTGGACTGTCGCGCGGATCAGGAACGGGATTGACGTGCCCGGCCCCAACCCCGCGCCCGTGGGCGTGCCGGAAATGGTCATCGGCGTGTTGTTGCCGCCGTTGAGCGTCACCGTGATTCCGTCCGGCAATGATTGGGGCGTTGTGATCGAGTAAGGCTTGACCCCGCCAAGCACGGACAACGTATCGCTGTAGGCGGCGCCTACCGTCATGTCATCGAGCGGCCCGAACATGAGCAGTTCCGTGTCGAACGCATAGACGCCGACGAGATACACCTTGAGGCCAACCGCATTCGTGCCGTCGTCGTCTACATCGAACGTAAGCTCTACATCTGCGTCAATCAGTTGTTCCGTCAGGTCAACGGCTGTCGTGGCGGTAAAGCTCGATTCTTCGCCTTGGTCGATCGACAGTTTGTTCGTGCCGAACACGCTGCTGTTGTCCGCATTCACGTCCACGATGACAGCGCCACTGCTGCTTCCCGTGGTGAGCGAGGCATAGGCGCTGCGCAGCGTGAACGGGATCGGCATCCGCCACGTTCGTTTCGCTGTACCCGTGGTGAGCGTCGTCGTCTCGTCGCCCGAAATGTCGTACTGGAACACCAGCGTTCGCGCTTCGGCCTGGGCCGAAAAGGTCAGCGTGCCGAGTGCTGCGTCTTGCGTGATGTCGATGCCACTGCCAGGCAACAACGTGCGCGGCAGGACGTAGGCAATCAGTTGCTCGAAAAACCGACGTTGCGGCGGCGTCCACGCTGCGGACTGCAGCGATTCCTGCAACGCTCTCAGGCTCATTCGCCGCCTATGCCGCCGCGATCACGATGCTGAAATTGGCCGTGTCCTCGGAGCCGAGATCCGATACCGCCTTGATCGTGCCGGTGAACGTGCCAGTCGCCGATGGCGTGCCTGTCACCGCCCCGGTGCTGGCGTTGAGGCTCAGGCTTGTGGGCAACGCGCCCGTCGCCACGGTGTAGACCCGCGGCGCAACGCCACCCGTGACTGTCACCGTGCCGCTGTACGCCACGCCCACCGTGCCCGTGGCCGGATAGCTCAGGGTGAGCGACACGGCCGGGTTAACGGTGATGGTGAATTGCTTGCGCGCCACCTGGCCGAGTGAATCCACGCCCTGCACGGTGAAGGTGTAATCGGTCGCAGCACCATCAACTGCGGCGGCTGCCGTGGGCTGGCCGACGAGTGCGCCCGTCGAGGCATTCAGCGCCAGCCCAGCAGGAAGCGGCATGGCCTACAGCGTCGCCGCGTCGATGTACACGCCCGCCGCGCCCGCCGTGGCGTCCTTGGCGAACGCGTAGACGGGGCCGGGCGGAAGCGCGATCGCCTGAATCGTGGCGGTCAGCTTCCACGCCGTGCCAGTGACGCCAAAGATCGCGTACCCCCCGGGCGTCTTGGTGTAGATGTCCACTTCCTCGGTCGTCGCCAGTCCGGGGGCCGACACCGTGATGCCGGTGTAGCCCGAACTGTCGAAGGCGTTGGTCGTGTTCGCGACGGCGCCCGTGGCCGGCGCGATGAGGGGCAAGGTCGCCATCTGATTACGCCTCGTAGCCGAACAGTTCGATCAGGAACTTGCCCGCGGTGTAGGTTCCAGCCACCGCCTCGCCTGAGGTCAGGTACAGGTACTCGCCGTTGGCCGGCACTCCGGTCGACGCACGCACCGTGCCAGACGCCCAGGCCGCGCCCGAGGTAATCAGCACCGTCTCGGTGAGGTCGGTCACGATGTTGTTCGCGCGCGTGCCGGTGCCTTCGGTCGCCGAGTACAGGTCGATGTCGTCGGCACCGCCGGCGGGCAACTCGAGGCAGGTCATGCGGACAGCGAGGATCGTGCCGTTGCGGGCCGTGGTGATCTGGCCGATGTGCGCCGCGCTCGAACCGACGCCGATGATTTCGAGGTCGGCGGGAACCCCGATCGACAGGCCGGTCAGGTCGATCAGGATGGACGTGGTGATGATGCCGTTCGCGCGCGAGACGCTGTTGCGGTAGACCGTGCCGGTGCCGCTGGTGATGCCTGCGCCGGCCGTGGTCGCCAGCGCCTCGTCGTTGCGGGTGAACAGGCGATGCAGGCCCGCGGAAATGCGCTGCGGGAAAAGCTGGTTGAGGCTCTGGACGAGCTGGGATTCGGTGAAGTTCATGTGATGCTCCAATAAGCGGGTTGGGGGTGGTGCGTCCTATGCGTCAGCGCCCCGCGCATCCCTGCACGGCGCTTCACGACGCCCCGCATCCGTGCGGGGTGCCGTTGGGGAAAATTGGGGCCGGTTAATCCGGCCAGTGCAGCGTGATGCCGAGCCTGGCCGCCAGCGCGATAGCGTCCGCCTTGCGCGACTCCGGCGTGCCGACATCTTCCGTCTTGATCGGGCCGCCGTCCTTGCCGGTGTGCTCCGTGCGGCTCACGTCGCGCCACTCGGCCGACTTGCGGTTCTTGAGCCAGAAGATCGCGGCCGTCGTATCTGGCGCCACATGCTCGCGCGTCTTGGTTCGGACGATCTCGCCTTGGTGCTGAAAAACCTTCTCGCTGTCGAAGGTGTAGCCGACTGCCTTGTGGTACAGGCTGCGTTCGACTCGCTCGTCGGCAACCGCCTTGCCCGCCTTTAGGGCCTGACAGAATGCGGTGTGCTCTGCCGCCCAGCGATAGATCGTGCGATCGCTTACTTCAAAGAAATCCGCCAGATCGATGTCCGTGGCCCCGAGCGCGCACAGCTTCTCTGCGTCCTTGGCGAACTCGGGTCGGTAGCTACTTGGCCGCCCGGCCTTCGGCTTCTCGGATCTGGCTGGCGCCTTCGCCTTGGCCGGCTTCTTCGCCATCACACGCCCCAGCGCAGCCATTGGTTCATGGCGACCGTTCCGGCTAAATCGACGCGGCCGTAGCGCAGGACGAGCGCGATGGCGTGGGACAGGTAGCGCGGGGTCATGGCGTGGTGCATGCCGTCAACGCGGCCTGGAGCGCCCGGATTTGCGCGTCCGCTTGCTCTCCGACGAGAACAAGAGCGCCCGCACCCTGTCGGCGTAGCTCGGCGCCGTCATCAAGCTGGGGTCCGGTGGCTGGGGCAGCGGGCACTCGGGCCTTGGCGTTTTCGCAGCCTTGCCAGTGATCGCGCAGCCGGACAGTGCCAGCGCGCAGGTCAGTGATAGTGCGATCAGCAGCGACTTGTGCATCGGCTTTTCCTTGCTCGTAGGCTTGGCCGATTGCGGCCTGTTGCTCGCGTTCGGCCTGTTCGGTGGCGCGGGCCTCGCGCTCAGACTGCCGGCGTTCGGCCTCGATCTGAGCCAGCACGCCACTCAGGCGCGCATCGCCTTCGTCTTCGGCCGCGTCATACCCACGCTGCCAGACCGTGCTGTAGGCCCACCACAGCGCCAGCAGCAGTGCGCCGGTCAGCAGCAGCCCTTGGCCGAGACGCGAACGCAGGAACGCGGAGACGATGGCCCAGGTCATGGTCCGAACCCATCACAAAACACGCGGTCATTGCCGATCACGACAACCCGGCGCGAGGCCAGGTCGTATTCGATACTCGTCGCCGGCACTTCCGTCCCATCCGGCAGCACCACCACCAGCGGCGGCTGCGGGATTGCCGGATCGCAGTCGGGGAGCTCGGTCGCGGCCTTGGCAGGCAGGAAACACGACACCACCAGCGCCGCCACGCACACGAACACACCCGCGCGAAACAGGATCATCAGCAGCCACGCCGCTAGTTCGCGCTCGATGCTCGACATATCAGCCCTCGCACAAGGCGCGTTCCTCGCGCCGACGCTTGACCAGTCCGGGCAGCCGCTTGCCGCCCGCGTAAATCCATCGGGAAAATTCGGCGCACCATTCAAAATCGGGCGAACCCGCGTTGGCCTTCCGCGCCAGCGTTGACCGGCACAGCGCCGACCCGCCCACGTTGAACGCGAACGAAGTCAACGCGACCTCTTGCCCGTCCGTCAGCGGAATCCGAACACACCGCCGAACCGCGTCACGCGCAATGTGCAGATCGGCCTCTAGTAGCTTCTCGCACTCGCCCCGAGTGAACCGCCGACCCGGCGTGTTCTCCGGCCCGACATGGCCGAAGCACGAGGTAGGAACAGCGATAGGGTCCGGGTAGACGTAGGGAATGTACCCCTCATGCGATGCGACAAACGCCGCAGCCGCCGCCAGCACCGAGCCAGCGGCAAGCGCGATACGCGCATTCACACGCCCGCGTCCTCATGCTCGTCATGGTCGGTATAGACCCAAACGATCGACGTTCCAGCCCATTCCTCAATGGCGCTAGACCAGCACATCAGCCGGTTATAGACCGGGTACAGCCAAGCAAACGCATCCCACCAATACATGGGCCGCGATACCCAATGGCCCAGCCAGTACAGCGGATAGGCGATCAGGTAGACGGCGAGAATCTTCACGAAGCGCCTTTTGAAATGCCAAGCACTGCTCTTGCCAGCACTTCGACATGCTCGGGTGAGAATTCGCCCTTAGCCAGGTTGTAGATGCACGCAACGATTCTCACGTTGTCCTTCGTGTAGCCAAGCTTTGGGTTTTCGCGATCTAGTGATGGTGCGAATGGGTGCCGGGTGTATTCTTTGTGTCTTGCAAGTTCAAGCGGCATGCCAGTCACTTCACAAACCCCGGCGGCGATTTTTGCTTCCACCCACTCGACAGTTATAGAGAAGTCGATGCCAGCAGCCTTGGATCGCGCCTTGGCGCTCGTCACAAGAGATACTGCGCGGCCGTGCGGGGTTTCGTAGTGCTTGACCCAGTACCCATGCTGCTGGTCCGGGGGCCGTCGCGCTGCTGCTCTGGCGCGATACACGGCAAGTTTCTCGGGGTTGGCGGCGCGCCAAGCCTTGTTCGCTGCCGCCCTCTTTTCTTTGTTCTTCGCCCAGCTTCGGGCGTTTCTCTCTTTAACTTTTTCGGGGTTGTTCCGGCGCCACTCGCGCTGGTACTCGGCGCTTTTACTCATCTGCGCTCTGAGCCATCATCTTTGCGTGTAGCTCAGCGTCTCGCCGGTCAATGCGTCGCTTGTAGTAGAGGTTCACGAAAAACCCAAGCAAAGCTAGTACCAAGCCACCGAACGCAGCAATTTCGTTCGCTGTCAGCCCGCCGTAGACCGTCGCCGCGCTGGCGCCGTATGTCACCTTCTGAGCGGTCGCGGCAATCGCGGCTTCCGTGGCTTGGTCTTTCACGCCAGCAGCCCCAGCGTCAACTCGCGCACCAGCCGCGCAGGCGGCAGCGGCGAAAAATCCACATCAGGCTGGCCCATCGCGCGACCATCCAGGTCAAGCCGCAGGGTCAGCGTGTCGCCGGAAATGGACGCCTCGGCGTAGCCGTAGAAATCCGAATCTGCCGCCTTCACCGGCCACGATCCCGAATCGGCCCAGCCCGGACGCTGGCGATAGACCTTGAACTTGGCGAATGTCTCCAGCGGATCGCAAACAAGATTCATCGTCTCGCCGCGCAGATCGCCGCCGAACAGGCCAAGCCAGCGAATCGAGCCATCCTCGGCCACATGCGCGAACGCGCCAAGACCGTCAGTGTGAAATGCCTTGAGTGTCATGCGCGCAGCCCTTCCAGTGTCGCAAAAACATCCGCGCGGAAATCCGCCAGCGGGATAGAGTTTGTGTATGTCCCGATCTGGGACGCGCCTTTCGGATTCGTCGCGATCTGCCATTCGCCCGCAAATGGCAGCAGATAGAGCGCGGTCGGTCGCGGAGTCAGGTCGCCCCACGCATCTTCGATGCGCACCTCTAGCGCCTGAATCTTTCGACTCACTTGATTTGCCTCACCGCGCCCTTGCGCTTGCCTTCCGCAATCTCGCGCGGCGTCTTAACCTCGCCAGTCGGAAATAACAGGATCGCAATGCTGCCGTTTTCGCCAAGCGCCAGCGCAGAACCCTTGACCTCGACGCCTGCCAACGCGCACCACGCCATCAGAAACTCCTGCGCGTCGCCGCCTCGTTCACGCCCAGCAGCCTATCCGCGCCGCACAAGGCAGCCGGCAGGTTTCGGAAATGGCGCGTCACCGCGTAGCCGTTCGGCCCGCGCTCGATTTGGACGGCTGACATGCAGAGTCCTGAGTGACTTGCAGAGTGAATCGCGGGACGGTCGGGCGCCCCCAACCTTCTCAGTGCCGGCGTGACCGCGCCCTGCCGCGAAAAACAGAAAGGGCCGCATCTAGCGGCCCCTCATTGGACAGTATAGAAAAAAACCGCGCCCGTTGTTTTCATGCCGATTTCCTCGCCGCGTACCACTGCCGTTCCGCGTTGGCGATCATCTCGACAAACACGCCCTCGGCCAGTTTCCGCATCGCAGCGTAGGCCGAAGCGTCAACCCGGAACCGGCGCGACCGTTGGCCGACGCCTTTGCACTCCCCCCGCTGAACCTTCAAGAACCCGTCAGCAATCGCGCCCTGAATCCACGGGTAATCCTTGGGCTTTGGCTTCCACTCCGACCGGATGACCTCAAACAGTAGCGACATCAGCGGCAGGCGGAATAGCGACGACTGCGCAACGTAGGCTTCCAGTGCCTCCGGGACGCATCCTCGCGCCCGCGAGAATGCCAGCGCCGCCATGTCCTCCGTCGTGTCTGGCCCAGCCTCTATGCCGGCCAATAGCGACAGGAAATTGCTCTGCCCTTCGATCCTCGCCAGCCGTTCAACCGCTGGGGCCGGTTTCGCATCGTACAGATCAGTCGCCGCCATGACGCCTCCAGTTATGCCGCTTCACTCACCGTCACCACCGCGCACGCGTCGCCGCGCCGGATCGCGCCGCGCTTGGTGTGCAGGTCGTCCACTTGTTCGTCGTCCTCGAACACGCGCGCCGCTGCCAACGCGTCAAGGATCGCCTTGCAGCAGTTGTCAACATCGCGTCGCCTGCGGTCGCCCGGATGCAGCACGATCCTTACAGCCAAGCGAGAGCGCCCGAAGCCTTGCGCCCGCGCCTCATACCATCGGGCGAGCACTTCCGCTCTAAACGCCTTCCCTGCTGCCGCGATGTAGCGCGTTTTTCCCCGCGCGCCCCAATAGTGATTCACGCTCGGCGGGAATGGCAGCACCATAGTCACCGTCACTTCGGTAGCCCCAACATTTCCCGTCCCTTTTCCGTCAGCGTGTAACCCTCATCGCCAAACATCAGCCCCGCCAGCGTCTCTAAGAGCGCGGCGCGAATCGGTGAATCACGCATCGCCGCCACGGCCTCCAACGCCTCCTGAAACGCGCTCATTTCCTCGGCCATGGCGGCTAAATCCTCACGTAAGCTCATGCTGCCACCCGCCACCGCGGCAGCTCGCACACCACGCCCAGCGGCACTACCAGCGCCGAGGATTCCTCGCCCGTTCGCCATGCCCCTGCGGCGATGTTCAGCGGGTCCGCCGAACGCGCCGGCAACCTCTCAGACCGGCTACGCGTCCGCTCACACTTCCGCGACGCCACGCGTGTGCAGGCCCGACACCAGCTCGCCGGCTTGCCATTGCGCTTCACCGCAAACTCAGTCAGCGGCAGCGTTTCGCCACACTTCGGGCAGCCCTTCATTGGCCCTTCCGTGCAAACTCGCGCCGGGCCTGGCATGTCCCGCAGCGCCAGCGCGAACGCCCGTCTGCGCCGTGAAACTCTCGCCCGTTTGCCGCGGGGCGATCCTTTCGGCAATTCGTGCAATACCGCTTCCCGGTCGCGAGCAACATCGCCGCCGCCGTGATTAGCCGTTGTCCGTTGACTGACATCACTGCGCCTCCCTCAGAAATTCGTTCTGCATCGCCAGTAATTCCGCATCCGACCCGAACTCGGCATGAAACGGCTTACTGCCCTCGGCCAGACTCGGCCCGTATTCCTCGCGCATTTCTTCGTGCGTGCAGGCCCAAAACGGTGCGCCAACGTGATGCCAGCAACAGAGTCCGATGGTTGCTTGGTGTCCGATTCGACGCCCGCCGCTCAGAAGGTGATGCCACTGCACTACGCCCATGCCGCGCTGGTCTATCCCGCGTTGCATACAGGCCATGCAATGACCCGCATGAATCAAGTCGCGCCGCGCCTCATCGGCCTTGGTTAGTGACTTGCCGCCGAAGGTCATGCCGCCCGCCTCCGCTTCGGCTGTTCGTCTTTCTTCGGGAATTCCAAGGCCACCCGGCCCCGGTAGTGGTCCTGAACTTCATGCGCGTAGCGGTCGAATTGGTCCTGCGTCATAATCGACGTGACTGGCACAAACCGCATGGCCTTCAATTTCTGTTCGTAGCTCAGGACGCTCTTCATGCCGGCGTCGTAGAACTCGCGGAAGTCTGGATCTTCGGCGCGAAGGATCGGCACACCGAAATGCAGCTTGCAGAACGCCTTGACGCCCGCCGCGTCGTCTTCACGCAGCTCGTTCGCGACCTGTTCGTACCAGCAATGCGACAGGGCGGTGTAGTCGAGTGAGCGATCCTTGCCGGACTTCCAAGACCCGCGCAGGAATCGGTGTTTCGCATAGTCCGCACGAAGGTCGCCGATGGTCCGGCTAAGTGCGTCGTCACTGTTGACGATGAACTGGCTCATTCGCCCTCCGCGTGTAGTTCGCAGGCTTGCTTGCGCATGGTGTCGTCTACCTTTCCGAACTCCTGCCCGTCTGCCGTGACAAGCGCGCGGAGCTTCACCGACTGGCGCGCGTGGCCGTAGTGGCGATCGATCAGGGCGAAAAAATCGGGGGCGGCGGCGCGGACTTTCATGCGATCAGTTTCCTGCTGCGCGGTCGCGCGCTGAGCCAAAGCCGCGAGCGCGGAAACCGGATCGGCGTTGTTCGGGCTCATGCTGGGGCTCGTCCGTTTCGATGAAACGCATGTGCGGCATGTCGGCGTGTAGCCACAGATCACCCGTCTCGCCGTTGCGTTGCTTGGCAAGAATCAATTGGATTTCGTCGCGCTTGTCCGCCCTCGGGCGGTGCAGGAACGCGATCACGTCGGCATCCTGCTCAATGGCGCCGGAGTCGCGCAGGGCGCGCAACGTCGGACGATCCTCGCCCTCGCGGTTTAGCTGGCTCAGCAACAACACCGGCACGTCCAGAGCCTTCGCCATCGCCTTGAGCGCCCGCGTCATCAATTGCACCGCGTCCACGGTTTTCTCGGCGCGCGGCGGCGTCAGGTGTTGCAGGTAGTCGATCACTACCAGGCCCAGGCGCTTCTCCGCGTCCAGTTGTCGGGCACGGGCCGCAATCGCTTCGACGGTCAGGCCCGCGGAATCATCAATCCACAGCGGCATCGCGGACAGGGTTTCGCTGGCGCGCGTAATCTTCGGCCAGCCCTCAGCCTCGATATCGTGCGGACACCGAATCGCGGAGAGCGGGACACCCGAGACGTGCGCAATCGCGCGATCCATGATCTGGCGTCCCGCCATTTCGGCAGAAAACATCAGCACCGGTGCGCCAGCGCTCGCAGCGTGTAGCGCGCATTGCAGGCCGAGCGCTGTCTTGCCAACGCTTGGCCTTGCGCCCACCACGATCAGATCGGAGCGTTGCCAGCCTGACGTAAGCGCGTCCAGCCCCGGCAAAGACGTGCCAAGCCCGGTCATGCGCTCACCCGTCTCATAGCGCGCCGTCAGCGCCTTTACGGACTCGCCCAGCACTTCGCGCGCATGCCTCACTGCCGCCACATTTCGCGGCGCGCAGGCCGCCAGAATGCGCTGCGCTTCCGCCAGCGCGTCATCCCCGCGAAGGGCCGCGATGCGCTGACCGGCAGCGATCACGCGCCGCTCGATCGCACGCTGCGCCACGATGCCGGCATACGTCCTGGCGTTGGCCGCGCTGAATGCGCCGGAGCCCAGGTCGAAGGCCAATTGCGACAGCGCCGGATCGCGCTCGCTCACGGTGAGCGAATCCACTGCGCCGCCTTCGCGGTGTAGGTCTGCGATCACGCCCCACAGGCGACGGTGCCCGCCTTGAGCGAAATCGTCAGCGGTCAGCAGATCGGCGCAGCGCCAGTACGCAGCGGGGTCTAGCAGGCACGCACCCAACACGGCGGATTCCGGGTTGGTGGCGGTCATGCGGCGGCCTTCATGGCCTGCACGCCGGTTGTCGTGAGCTGCCAGCCGCTAGGCGATTCCCACCAGAGCCGATACCAGTTCGCCCGGACGCACTTGCGGAAAACGGCCCGCCAGTCCTTGTACCGCTTGCCCGTGTCGGCGTGCCGTGCCTCGAACTCTCGCCAGCAGATCAGCAGGAAATCTGATGGCAGTCCGATGCCCTTGGCGTACTCGAACACCGGGTCATCGGGGGGAATGGCCTCGGCCTCGCCCAGGCTTTCCAGCCATGCTGGCAAGGTGGCTTCCGATTTTCGTGGCCGAGAAGGAACGGTTCCTTTTCCCTCTCCTGTTCCTGTTCCTGTTCCTGTTCCTGTTC